AAGAGGGCCTCGCGCGACTGGACAAGAAGAACGAGGAAAACTCAGTTCTACAAGAAGCAAACGAAAATAACAAGCTGCTTTTGGCAGAGGTTAAAAGAAATAAAGAAAAGGTCTCTCTTTTAACTGAGAAAGTAGCAAAATATGAAGAGACAATGAACATACTAAAAGAAGAATTAGATACTGTAACGGTATCTGGAGCAAAATTGTTATATTCAAATCGCGTTCTACAAGATAGCTCGTTAAATGAGAGACAAAAAGAAAAGCTTGTCAAATCTATCAAAGAAACGCGGAGTATGCAAGAAGCCCGAGCGATTTATGAAGCACTTCAGAGTACAGTGGGCTCTGCTGCGAGTAGCGGCAGACCAGAGTCACTTTCTGAGGCAGTAGAAAAGCGCTCTTCTAATCGACTTCTTGTGAGAGAAAGCAAGCAGGTTAAACCGGCAATTTCTCGCATGCAGCGATTAGCAGGAATTAAATAATTGACAATTTTTAGGAGGAAACAAAACTATGTCAGTTTTAAAAGCTTTAACAAAAGATATTGTTGAACGCAATGTTTCTGCTGAGAATGCCGCGCTAGTTGAAAAGTGGGAGCAGACAGGACTTCTTGAAGGTCTTGAAGACACTGCCGCCCAAAACGAGTGCAGCAATATGGCCATGTTACTAGAGAACCAGGCGGGAGAGCTTCTACGAGAAGCTTCCTCAATGGCTGCTGGTGACGTTGAAGGCTTTGCAGCAGTTGCGTTCCCAATTGTAAGACGAGTGTTTGGTGATCTTATCGCTAATGAACTCGTATCAGTACAACCAATGAGTTTACCATCCGGTCTCATCTTCTTCCTGGACTTCCAGGCAGGCGATCCCGACAAGGATATCGGCCTCTCGCAGAATGAGTCGCTATTCGGTGGTAACGTTGTTGGTGCTCAAATTACTGGTGGTGTGGATCTTGTCACTAATGGTGGTGGCGGATTCTATAACCTAAATAATGGTTATGCTGCACCTACTGGTACGAGCGCAACTCACGCCGATGTCACCACAATGGATGTTTTGTGGGGAACGGCGAGTAACAATGAGAATCTGTCTCTGAAGCTAACTGGACGGCGAGTTCTCGCCGGAAATGCGGCTACGTCGTCGTTCTCAGCACCCAAGTTACTACAACACGATCCAGATATTGCCTCTGGTACCTATTGTGGCTTTGCATTTGTGGACTTTAATGCGTTCACTGCATCTGTTGCGGCAGGCAGTGAGGGTCGGTTGGATGAGCGCAATACTACGACCATTAGAGAAAACGTAACGGTTACGACTGCCCCGGATACTGCGGCATCTGGTACGCTGGTCCGCAGGCTTACTAGGATTATTGATCCTAATAACGGTGGTGATCCATTGAAGGACTTGGTCTCTACAAAGGCTGTACTATTGTGTTACACCTTTGGAACAGAAGCTGCTGGTGCCGGTGGGCGTACTGCTGACATGCGGTACCTTGACCCTGATGAGAATGGTACTCCGGCCTCGGCCGCTGTAACTCGTACCTGGGGCTTCGCGATTAGCGATGATTTCGATGCTGCTCCTGGTTTAGGTTCTATTGTCGGTGACGACGTATGGGGTCTAGAGTTTGGTCAGACCGGAGGCGGATTAGCTGATGGTGGCAATGTACGAATCCCTGAAATCGACATCAAGGTCGATGCCATTGATATTCGTGCCGTTACCAAGAAACTTAAGGCTCGTTGGACTCCTGAGCTTTCTCAGGATCTAAATGCCTATCACAATATTGACGCCGAAGTTGAGCTTACGTCGATTCTCTCTGAGCAGATTGCTCTTGAGATTGACCAAGAGATTCTACAGGATCTCGTCAAGCACGCAACCGCAGGTACTCAGTACTGGTCTCGCCTACCCGGTAGGTTCCTAGATCGCACGACTGGGCAGCCTATTTCAACGGTTGCAAACGAGAGTTTGCTTGGCGCTGACTTCACTGGTAATGTTAGTGAGTGGTATGAGACTCTCCTTGAGACGATTAATGATGTGTCTGCTCAGATCCATCGTAAGACTCTCAGAGGTGGGGCCAACTTTATTGTGGTCTCTCCGGAGGTTGCCAACATCCTTGAGTTTACTGCTGGTTTCCGTGGTGCCGTCACTCATGACGACTCCAAGGGTACGACTGGCGCTGTGAAGGTTGGTTCACTCAGCAAGAAGTTTGACGTTTACGTCAACCCCTACTTCTATCGGAACGTTGTTCTTGTAGGACGTAAGGGTAACAGCTTCCTAGAGAGCGGCTATGTATACGCACCTTATGTGCCACTACAGACCACTCCGCTGATTTACGATCCGGACACCTTCGTACCGAACAAGGGTGTAATGACCCGTTACGGTAAGAAGATGGTTCGACCTGATATGTATGGTATCGTGATCGTGACTGACCTACTTGGCGATAGCACTGGCGGCTAGTAACCAATAGGTTGTTCTAATAGGACCCTCGGCTGACTCTGTTGGCCGGGGGTTTTTATTTACTGCAAAGCATTCCATAAACTAATTAATACATGGCACATATACTAAACCCAACATCGCAAACACCGGCTATCAGGCTGCCATCAACGGGCACGCATGCTGATGTTGCAAACCTACCTTTTGGTGTATATGAAGAAGAACAGTATTTTGTTCAAGGAGCAGTTGATCAGGTTGCGTATACATACTCACAATTGGGTGGGAATGTATTGGAGATTGAATTAACCACGAGCGATGTTTATACCTCATATGAAGAAGCCGTATTAGAGTATTCCTATATGGTGAATTCTCATCAAGCTAAAAATGTACTAATGAGCGTTTTGGGCTATACGACGGGCACTTTTAATCAAGATGGAGAGATAATCTCTGGAACAAATATTTCACAAAAATTTCCCGACTATGGCTATGGGTTCTCAAAGAGGATCGCATCTGCGTACTCTTCGGAGGTAAAGGTTGGTGGAAATCATACAATGTATTCTGCCTCCATTGATGTGATAGTAGGGACACAAGACTATAATCTAGATGATGTCATATTGGCGTCAGCGAGCTATAAGAGCCCGTCGGAGAGAAGAAAAATTATAGTGAAAGACGTGTATTACCGCTCTCCAATGGCCATGTGGCGCTTTTTTGGATTTTACGGTAACCTTGGCATGGTCGGCAATGCTAACTCGTATGGACAATATTCTGATGATAGTGTTTTCCACATAGTCCCGGTCTGGCAAAACAAGGCCCAGGCCATGTCTTATGAAGATGCTTTACATGTAAGAGTGTCTCATTATTCTTATGAATTAATGAATAACACGCTTAGGCTCTACCCTGTTCCCAAGGCATCTTCGCCGGATAAGATTTGGATTCGATATATGATTCCAAGAGATCCGTGGACCTCAGAGGCGGAAGACAAAAACTTAGGGCATGATGGCATTAATAATATTAATACTATTCCATTGGCGAATATACCGTATAAAAATATTAATAGTATTGGCAAGCACTGGATTAGAAGATATGCCTTGGCAGTTGCAAAGGGGATTTTGGCACAAGTAAGAGGAAAAGTTGCCGCTCTTCCAATTCCGAATGGTTCGGTTACCTTAAATCACGCTGAATTATCGGCACAATCGAAAGAAGAAAAGTTATCCTTGAAGCAGGAACTTCAGAAGCTCTTGGATGAAATGGTATATTCAGAGGTTGCTCGTAGAGAGGCAGAGGCGGGAGATGCGGCCATGAATGCTCTTAAAAATAGTCCTGGCGGGATTTACGTGGGGTAATCATGAATGGCAAAGAAAAATAAACAGGCTGCACCGCCACCCCCGTTGTTTCTTGGACAGAAGGAACGCAACCTAGTAAAACAAATCAATGATGAGATCATTGAGTATGTGATTGGGCAGAGAATCGCGTATTATCCGGTTAGCCTAGAACACTCTAATTTTCATCCATTGTACGGGGAATCGATAAATAAATCCTTTACGGATCCAGTCCATATAAATGTCCTTGTTGATTTTGATGATAATGAAACGAACACGACAAACTATGGAATTGATAGGAGAACTAGGATTACGGTTCATTTCCATAAGCGGCGATTAACTGAGGACCAAGACCTGTTTGTTAGAGAAGGCGACTTTGTTCTTTACGGAGAGCAGTTTTACGAGATTGTCAAGCTAAGAGAACCGAAAGAGATATATGGTCAAATTGATCACAAAATGGAAGTCTCGGCTGAGTGTGTGAGGGCCAGAAAGGGAACGTTCACTGTCGAGACCCACAGAAGGAATGAAATCTAATGCCAAATTACGATATCGATAATGACATTAATAAGAAGGAGATCTTGCTAGAACCCTCCACCCTAGAAACCATTGATTTTGCGATGTACGAATGGGTAGATGAGGTGCTGGACATCCATACGGAGAACAATGAAGGGTGGCGCAAGGTCCCCGTTAAATTCGTTTCTCCAGAGAGGGCGTTTTTATCGAAGCATGATCAAAACATCCGGGACGACGAGGGTACCCTGATATTTCCGCTAATTTCAATCGAAAGGAAATCGGTTATAAAGGATCTGTCTGAAAGGGCAGGCTATGGAGCCTATCTATTCCCACCGTCAATAAATAGCCCGTATGACGCCAAGAGGGGATCTATTACGATAGCACGCCAGGTACAACACGAAAAGACCGCAGATCGCGCAAATGCGGCCTCTCTGCGAATAACGTCGGGCACACAACCGTATCACCCGGTAGGAAATCAAAAGGTCGTCTACGAGACAGTAACGGTACCGTTTCCAGTTCACCTAACCATAATGTACGCAGTTAACATAAGAACAGAGTACGCGCAACAGATGAATGATGCGATCAGCGTATTTGCAACCAAGACAGGCGCACTAGACTCATTCCTCTTGCACAAGGATGGCCACACCTATGAATCCTTTATTCAAGGTGATTATTCTTTCGTAAATAACATAGATATGATGCAATTGGATGATAGAAAGTATGAGACCCAGGTAATGATCAAGGTAGTGGGATATATAATCGGCGCGGATCGAAATCAAGAAACACCGAAAATTATTGTCAGGGAAGGCCGCCCAGATATACGATTCGTGCAAGAAACTGTACTTAAAGGTGAAATACCATAATAAATGCATTTTGCTGCGCCCTTATACTAATTATAAAGAATATAAATGCTGAAAATGGGAGACCTTTGTAATGGCAGAAAAAAGCTTTAAATTTATTTCACCTGGGGTGTTTGTTAATGAGATTGATCAGTCCCAATTACCTGCGGAAAATCTCGCCCTGGGGCCGATTGTTATTGGCCGCTCCCTAAGAGGACCAGCGATGGTCCCTGTGACTGTTCGCTCCTTTGACGAATTCGTTCAAAAGTTTGGTGAGCCTGTCGCTGGCATTAGTACTGATGATGTATGGCGTGATGGTAACTTAATGGGTCCAACTTACGGCTCATATGCTATGCAAGCATGGCTTAAAAATGGTGAAACTGCCACATATGTCCGTCTTTTAGGCACTGAACACACTGAGCGCGCCACTGCTGGCCGTGCTGGCTGGCATGCAAATGCGCTGAGCGTTAATGCCACGTCTTCTGCTGTTGGTGGCGCATATGGCCTCTTTGTATGGCCGTCCTCAAGTTGCAGAACCACCACGGGCGTCCCCGCAGCGGGTGATGGCCACCTGCCGATAACTGGCACCTTGGCTGCCGTTTGGTATCTTCCTGCGGGCGGCAAAGTTGTTCTCTCGGGCACGCTGAGAACCTTTGGACCCGGCGCGAATTCCACCTTCGCTAATGCTGCTGCCGGTAAGACATCTGTAACTGGAACAAACGCACTGTTCACATCCGAAGGTGGCTCTGGTCTCGGTAATGAATTTCGAGTGGAAATTTACGACGATTCGGGAGCCCTTAGCAAGGGGACGAGATTTAACTTTAATAAGACTTCTGATTTGTTTATTAGAAAGGTGTTTAATACAAATCCTGCGAAGACTAATACTGATTTGTATTCTGCGGATACCACTGAAACATACTGGTTAGGAGAATCATATGAAGAATGGCTTAGAGAGGATGAGTGGGTAATACCCTCCCTTAGAAGCTCTACGACTTGGCATGGCGCGATTTTTGGAATGGGCAATACGAACGTCAATCACGCAGAGAATAGAAAGGCGTTCCAAAGAGCAGCCACCGGCTGGTTTATTGCTCAGGACATGAGCGATAATAATACTGCGTATCGGGCAGCGAACATGCCCAGGTTGTTCCGCTTGCATGGCAGAAACGGAGGCGAGTACGATCAGGCACGGTATAAGGTGTCAATTAGTGATATTAGCTATTCATCGAACCCCGATGCAGACCCCTATGGCTCGTTCACCGTAAGAGTGAGACGCATGCAAGACTCAGACGTAAACATTCAAGACGTTGAGGTATTCACTAATTGTAATTTGAATCCAAATTCCGATAACTATATTGCCAAGAGAATTGGTGATAGATATGCTGATTGGGATGAGGCGTCAAGAAGAAATATTGAGTATGGGCAGTTTGTAAACCAATCTGATTATATTCGTGTTGAAATGAACGAGTCTCTTGAAGACAATGGCGAGCCGGAGTGGCTACCATTTGGTGCCTTCGGTCCTCAAAGATATCTAAAATGGGGCCTCATTGGAGATGGGCATGGGTATAACCTAGGCGAAGCCGCAGGGGCCGCAGGGGCCTCTAATTTTAAGAGTGTAACAAATACGACAGTTGGCACAAGCGAAACTGCTATTTCTGTCGCAACCACCCCTGGAGGCGTCGCTGGCGGTCGTGGAGGCGGATGGCTCTCGTCCACGGATGTCACATACGTTGTAGACTCACAATCTGATAGTACTCTTGCAGTCGGGACTGTTCCTGTGCAAGGCTTCAATGACATTGCGGCCTTCTTGGGAGAAACCGCTCAGCCCCTTACGGGCGGGTGCCTCTTCACTGGCACGGTTGTATACCCAAGATTGCAATTAAGAAAGAGTACGCTGGACGTCAGCGGGGCGCTGGCCAATTCGACCGACGCCTATTTCGGTGTATATACCGATGATGAAAACGGACTATTCGATAAATCTGTTAAAGACTTGCTTCGTGCATTCCCTGACACACTGGATTCCACTACGACAAATACACAGACTGAGAATTCTTTTATATTCTCACTTGATGATATTGGCCCGTACAGTGGCTCTGCGGAGGGGACGGCCCCGCATGTTGCCGGCTATACAGGTGAGCATGCTAGGTACCAGGAGTTCCTGCGCGTCGAGGGAAGATCATTTACTGCTGGTGCTGTAAATGCTGGCATTGTCACCAATGGGGCGGGGGCAAAGGTCCTCTCTCCAACGAGTGGCTCATCTTATAAAAACGTATTGGATGCTGGCTATGATCAATTCACCACTGTTATGTTTGGTGGTTATGATGGCTTCGACATTACAGAAAAAGAGCCGATCTTAAGAACGCTGAATGGCGGGACTGTTTTTGGTGAATTAAATAGTGCAAATTACTACACTGTTAGAAGAGCCGTTGACGCAATTCGTAAGCCGGAAGATGCCGAGTTCAATTTGGCTTCTGTTCCGGGTCTTAAGAATCCGAGTCTTACACAATATCTCATTGAGATGTGCGAAGAGAGAGGCGATGCGCTTGCCGTCATTGACCTTGAGAATGATTATATTCCCAAGGCAGAGTCTGCACTCGCTGAGGCGGTTCGTAAGCCGGTTGTATCAACCGCTATTACGACTCTTCGAAATAGGTTTATTAATAACAGCTATGGTGCAACGTATTTCCCGTGGGTGCAGATTAGAGACACGATCAGCAATGCCCTGGTTTGGGTACCACCGTCTGTTGTTGCTCTTGGAGCCATGTCCTTTACGGATCTCGTCGAGGCACCCTGGTTTGCGCCTGCTGGCTTTAACCGTGGTGGGCTAACTGCCGGTAACGCTGGTGTGACTGTTGTAAACATTTCGCACAAGCTATCGGCCAAGGAAAGAGACGACCTGTATGCTGACAATATTAATCCGATTGCATCATTCCCGTCTGAAGGCATTGTGATCTTCGGTCAAAAGACGATGCAAACAAAGGCATCGGCCCTTGATAGAATTAATGTAAGAAGAATGCTTGTCTTCGCCAAGAAGGCCATTTCCCAAGTCGCAGCGCAGCTTCTGTTTGAGCCTAATGTGCCTGCAACGTGGTCAAGATTCACCAATAACGTAACTCCGATTCTAAACGATATGAGATCTAGATTCGGCATTGATGATTACAAGCTGGTGTTGGACGAAACCACGACGACGCCGGATTTGATTGACCAGAATACAATTTATGCGAAGCTATTCCTTAAGCCCACCAAGGCGGTTGAATTCTTCCTGATTGACTTCATTATAACGAATTCAGGGGCATCATTTAGCGATTAAAAATATAGCTACTACTAATTAAAAGGAGTATGCATAGCATAGGAGAATTTAAGGATGGCATCAACGTTTTGGACAAGCCCTGATTTACAACCGAAAAGAAAG